CGCCCTGCGCCCTGCGCCCTGCGCCCTGCGCCCTGCGCCCTGCGCCCTGCGCCCTGCGCCCTGCGCCCTGCGCCTGTCAACCATACTGGTTGCAAAGCGCGAAAAACCGCAGACCCACGTCCCAGCGATTCGAAAACTGAAAACTGACTTTCTGAAATCAAAATCGAGTCGACCGATTTTTCGATCAGGCTGAAGCGGAAAAATCTGGGAGTTGCCAAGTGGCACCCCCGTCGCTAAACCTACGCCCCATGTCCCGCGCCCCCGGCAAACGTCCTGACCTAGTCACTGGCGCTGAAGCCCGCGCATTGCGCTTGGCCACCGGCATGAGCCAGGTGAAGGCCAGCGCGGTGTTCGGGATCTGCCGCACGACCATCATCAACTGGGAAAAAGACTATCGGCCCACACCCAAGTGGGCGATCCTGCTTTACCGCATCTTCGCAGCAAAGCGTCAGGCGCTGATCACTGGCCAGCGCCCGACTGTCGACGTGGACTAGGCCGCTTCGGCCTGTTCCTCCGGCTCGATCTCGTACTTCAACTCGACCAGCTGGCGGATCTTGGCCGCGTATTCGGCATCGCGCTCTGCGTAATAGTCGGCCCGCTCTGCGCCGTAGATGATCGTGCTGTGGTCCCGGTTCAGCGCGCGGCCGATGCGCGGGTAGGTCCAGCCGCGCAGGCGCAGCGCCTTGTACAGCGCGAAGCGTGGCAGCATGAGGAACTTGAAGCGGTACGGCCCAACCAGGTCACGCGGGTGGACGTTGAACATATCGGCGGCGGTGTTAATCAGATCACTTGTCAGCACTCTCTCAATCCTTCAACAGTTCCAGCGGATCGACGCCTAACGCCGCCGCCATACACTCAACGAAATACAACGTCGGGTTCGGCTTGGCGCCGATCACGACCCGGCGAACATAGCCAGGGTTGTAGCCGGCCCGCTGGCAAATCACCCACTGCTTGTCGGGGTGAGCTTGCATCGCACGGGCCAGGTTCGACCGGAATGCAGCACCAAGGCCAGCCATCAGAACCGCAGATCCTCTGGCGACCATTCGTAAATGTCCCAGCCGAACTCGGCGAACAGCCACTGGCGCAGGGCCGGGTTCATTCCACCACCTCCTCGATCTGCGTCACGCGGACGATCTTCATCTTGCAGCCAACACGCTGCTCGGCCTTCAAGCACTCTTCCCTGGCGCGGAACAGGCTGTCGTACGCATAGACTGGCGTGTCACGCACGGTGCGGATCTGATAGGAAACACGGTTCACTTCACTCACTCCTCACTGTTGATCACTGACCTGTTAGTTGCAAAGGTTCTTCGGCCAGTCAACCCTTAGTTGTGTGACAGCCGAAAAAACTTCGCGCGCCTGATCGAGCGGCGAGATGTCGACCACGCGGTGGCGACCAGTCTCGTTCCGCACCCGGCGTACATTGCTGATAACGCCCGCGTATTTCTCCATACTGGCCCAGAACGCCTGCTCGGACTTCTGCTCCCACACCTTGTGCGCGGAATTGCGGTAGGCCTCGTAGACAAGGTGCTTGTTGATCTCACCTTGGCCGAACTCGAGCGTCGTGCCGGTGCGCGCATCGCGGATCTCGCCGCCGGCCAAGCACTCGTACAGCCAGCGGGTGATGCAGTCGCTGCCGCGCAGCTTCTGGTCCTCGAGCGCTTTAGTCTGCGGCGCCTTGGCGATGTTCACCTTGGTCAGGTCGAAGTGCTTGAGGTAGTGCAGCAGATGCGTCTTGCCGCCGCGGTCGAACCAGGCGTCTAGCGCCGCGAAGTACGGGATGTCTTCCTTGTGCTTGCTGCCCACGTCGAACACGGCCCAGCGGCGTTCGTCCATCGTGGCCGGCACCACCCACTCCTCGTTCGAGGTGAAGAGCAGGCGGGTATAGTTCGGGGCCATGTAGCCATCGACGCCCTTGCGCTCGACCATGATGCGGTCGTTGGTGACGAGATCCTTCAGCGCCCCTTCGGCCGCCTTCGATCCCGCCCAGTAGCCTTCCTCGACTTGCAGCAGCAGGCACGACTCGAGGTGCGCGTTGAAGTTGCCGACGAGGTGATCCTGGCGGCTGATCGTCTTGTAGTGGTCGAGGAACAGCTTGCCGACCAGCTGGCCGAACTTCGACTTACCGGTGCCTTTGAGGCCGCGCAGGATCATCGCCACGCCGGGTTTGGTCATCGGCTCCTGCACCAGCTGCGCCGCCCAGCCGATCACGTACTGCGCGATGGCGTCGTTGCCATCGGCGACAACCTCATGGACGTAGTCGAGCCACTGGCCCACGTCGCCCTCTTCCGCCTCGCAGGAGAACCCGCGCCACAGGTTGTAGTAGCCGACCTTCTGGCCTTCGGGCAGGAACACCATGCCGCGCGCCGTGCGGCGTTCGGGGTGCGTGAGCCAGAGCTTGATCGGGTTGACCTTCTCGGTGACCACGTCGCCGTTCTTCTTCTCGACCTCAATCGGGATGCACTGGTTGGCGAACTCCTTGGTCAGATCCTCAACGCCGTACAGGTCGAGGCCCTCTTGCAGTTCGTCTTCACGGATCACGCGCGCCTTACCGCCGACCTGAACGAACACCAGGTCTTGCACCAGCTGGTCGACGAGGCCCTTCTTGCGCTCCTCGCGCTCGACCTTCTTGGCCTTGCCCTCGATGAAGGCGGCGGTGACCGGGGCGACGCTGGTGTTGCGGCCGAACGAGCGCCAGTGCTTGCCGCAAGAGCCGTGAACGTACTTGTCGCTCTGGGCAGACCAGTCGTCCCACAAGCGGAACCCTTCTGGCGAGCCATCCGTTTCGTGATGGATGGCCATGCCCATCTTGATCCAGTCGTCGTAGTGCCAGTCGTCGTTCTTGACCGTGTCGAGCCAGCTGGCGATCTCGTCAATCGTGCGGCCCAGCTTGGGGCGCAGCGTCAGCAGCTCGTCCTCTTCGCTATGTGTCACTGACACACCCCTGCGCGACAGTTCCCAGTCGCTTGGGACGATGCTCTCGAAATAGGCAACGAACTCCTCTGCCTGCTCACGGGTGAGCGTCGGGAGATCGGCGTGGCGGATATCGACCAGCGACTTCTTCGGCCAGGTGTACGGCTGCCCGGTGTCGGGGTGCGTCGCGTAGGCCACGAACTGCTGCCCCTTGGCCAGCACCTCGACCGCGTTCTTGTTGCCGAGGAAGTCGACGTACTCGTGCGACCGGATCTTGCCGAACGGCTCGTCGGTGCGGAACACCATCAGCGCCTTCGGCTTGCGCCCGATCCGCAGCGGTGCCTTGCCGAGATTGTTCTCGACCCACTTGATCAGCTTGTAGCTGATGTCCTTGTCGAGGCAGTCGATGTCGATGGCTGGCGTGTGTTCGGTGATGATGCCGACGCCCGCGTCGGGGTACTTCTCGATCCAGCCGCGCACGATGGCCTCGTCCGCGTGGCTGTTCTGCCAGTCGCTGATAGCGGGTGCCTTGTGGCCGACGCGGATGGGCAATACACGGTAGCCCACAGCAGCCAGTTGCAATCCACTCTGTTTCATGTATGAAGAACTCGTCACTCCCACACTCCCTACTAGGCCCCGCCTAACCCGCGGGGCCTTTTCTTTGTCACTCACCGAGTGCGCGGTTGATGTACCAGCGGGCCTTGCGGAGCGATTCGTTCTGCCCCTTGTGGCGCTCACGCCAGATGTACTTGAGCGCGTTGCCCTTGCAGTAGCCACGGAACTCTTCAGCCGTCAACGCAGCTTCGATGGCGTCGATACATTCGATACCACCCTGGCGGTAGTGCGCTGGCGAGTTGACGGTGTCGTCCATGCCCCAGCGCGCGCGCTCCTGCGCTTGGCGATCCTCGGCGAGGATCCGATCCATCTCGATCTTGAGCGTCATGCTTTTCCTCCCGACAACAGCGACGCGATCTCGGTATATATCCACTGAACGGAAACATCTGGGTCGGAATCGATTACGTTCTGGACGAACAGCAGACGGTCGAGGGTTTCAACGAGGCGGTCGGCGGTGCCGTTCGACAAGAGGCGGTCGAGGTGCCGCTGGCCGCTCAACACCTTGATGGCGTCGGCTGCGTCCTCGAGCAACACAACGTCAAGGCCGACGCTGTGGCCCCTGTCCGAGAGATCTTCTGCGCGCTGTTCCAGCGCGTCGATCAGATTGTTGTAGTTCTTCACTTGTCGTCTCCCTTCGGCGGGTTGCGCAGTTCTTCCAGCACCTCTGGCACTAGCTCGTACCACTGCACTTTGCCCTTGGTCCAGATCGACATCTGGAGAGCGCGCTTGGTCGGCACACCGTGGAGGATCCACTTGTAGATCGCCTGCGTGGACACGTCGAGCATTCCGGCCAGCGTGCGAATGCTTCCGCCCGCGACCTCCTTGCCGACGCGATCTACGGCCTCGCGGACCTTGCTTGCATCACGTTCGAACATCTTTTTTCTCCTTGACACCGTTTTGTGAGTTGCTAACTGTCGGTTGTCGACGCACAGTTAGACCGCGCCGATACGAAGTGTCAACTAGGAGAATGGGAAGTGACTTACCAAGAACTAGCCGACCGCATCCACGCGATTGAGATGACGGTCGAGAAAGCCCACGAAGATCTGACCGCGCTTCTGGTGGCCGTCGAAAAGATGGAGAAGGCCGAGAACGCCGAACCCGAACCCGCCAAGGTCAACCTCGAACAGGTCCGCGCCGCGATGACCGACCTGGCGTCGGCCAAGGGTGCTGATGCCGCCAAGCAGCTGCTCGCCGAGTACGGCGCGAAGAAGCTCGGCGATGTCGCCCCGGCGAAGTACGCCAGTCTGCTCACCGACGCGAAGGCGTGGGCCAATGAGTGACGACGATCTCAACGCGGCGCGCGGCATCGTCTATGCGCTGGTGTGCGCTGCCGTGTTGTGGGGCCTGATCGGCCTCGTCGTGTACTTCAGCTGAAAGGACTCGAGATGGCGAAGGTTCTTGTCGCCTGTGAATACAGCGCCACGGTCAGGGATGCGTTCCGCTCCCGTGGACACGATGCGTGGTCGTGCGATCTGCTGCCGACCGAAGGCGATACCACGTGGCATATCCAAGGCGATGTGCTGCCGGTGATCGACGACGGCTGGGATCTGCTGATTGCTCACCCGCCCTGCACACACCTTGCCGTGAGCGGCGCTCGCTGGTTCAAGGACAAGAAGGTCGAGCAGGCAGAGGCGCTTGAGTTCGTTCGCGCGCTGCTCTTCTGCGATGTGCCGCGTATTGCTCTGGAGAATCCTGTGTCGGTCATCTCCAGCCGTATCCGCAAACCGGATCAGGTGATCCAGCCGTGGCAGTTCGGCCACGGCGAGACGAAGGCGACGTGCCTCTGGCTCAAGAACCTTCCGAAGCTGACGCCGACCGACATCGTGGAAGGTCGCGAGGCGAAGGTTCACCGGATGCCGCCGGGGCCAGACCGCTGGAAAGAACGCTCGCGCACCTACAAAGGCATCGCCGAAGCGATGGCCGATCAGTGGGGCGCCGTATTGGAGATGAGCAATGCAGCTTGAACTGTTCGAAGACGCCCAGCCGGCACACGCCAGGCTCGGGCCATCCGCCGCCCACCGCTGGCTGCGCTGCCCTGGCAGCGTGATCCTCGAAGCCGACCTGGTCGACGAGGGCAGCGAGTTCGCCCGCGAAGGCACGGCCGCTCACGCACTGGCCGAGTGGTGCCTGCGCGAGGATCTGCACCCGTCCGAGATGATCGGCGACACGCTCGAGGGCGTCGAGGTCACCGCCGACATGGCGCACCACGTTGCCGATTACGTCGACGACGTCCGCGGCGTCCGCGCGCATCCGAACATGGAAGCGATGCTGATCGAGCAGCGCGTGGAATTCACGCACTGGGTGCCGGGTGGCTTCGGCACCTCGGACGCCATCGTGATTGGCGATGGCCTGTGCCACGTCATCGACCTGAAGTTCGGCCAGGGCGTCCGCGTCGACGCCTACAAGAACGAGCAGGCAATGATGTACGCCCTCGGCGTGTGGCAGACCTACGGCCACATCTACGAGATCGACACCTTCGCGCTGCACATCCACCAGCCGCGGCTCGACCACGTCAGCGAATACACCATCACGGTGTCCGAACTGCTGAACTGGGCGGCCGATGTGGTGAAGCCCGCAGCCGAGAAGGCGACAGCCAAGACGCCCGAGTTCAATCCGGGGCAGAAGACGTGCCAGTGGTGCAAGGCGCGGTCGACGTGCAAGGCGCTGGCCAAGCACAACTACGAACTGTCGCTGTCGCGCTTCGACGACCTCGAGGCACCGCTCTTCGTGCCGATGGTCCACCTGATGTCGGCCGAAGAGGTCGCCGCGTTGCTGCCGAAGCTGCCGCTGCTGAAGTCGTGGGCCAACGATGTCGAGGAGTACGCCCAGACCACGCTGGCGCATGGCGGTGTGATCCCCGGCTACAAGCTGGTCGAGGGCCGCAGCGTTCGCCAGTGGGAGCCTGACGAGGCGCTCGTTGCACGTTGCCTGGCCGAGGCCGGACTTGGCAACGACGCCATCTACACCAAGAAACTGATTTCCCCCACTCAGGCCGAGAAGGTGCTGGGTAGGGCGAAAGCCGGCGAGATCGCAAGTCTCGTCGTCAAGCCACGGGGCAAGCCGACGCTTGCGCCAGACACCGATCCTCGGCCCGCCTATGGCGAAGGGGCCGTGGATCTTTTCAACGAGGAAAAGTGAAATGACTGCAATTGTGCTGAAGAACGTCCGCCTTTCGTTCCCGCAGATCTGGACCGCCAAGGCTTTCCAGCAGGGCCAGGAGCCGCGCTTCAACGCGAACTTCCTGCTCGACAAGGAAGAACAGGCTGACCAGATCAAGAAGCTGGAAGCCGCCATCAACGCGGTGGCCGAAGACAAGTGGAAGGGCAAGGTGCCGAAGGGCCTGAAGCTCTGCCTCGGTGACGGCGAAGAGAAGGACTACGACGGCTACGACGGTGCCATGTTCGTCTCGGCCTCGACCAAGGTCCGCCCGGTGATCGTCGACCAGAAGAAGAACCCGCTGGCCGAAGAAGACGGCAAGCCCTACGCCGGCTGCTATGTCAACGCAGCGATCTCGCTGTGGGCGCAGGACAACCAGTGGGGCAAGCGCGTGAACGCCACGCTCGACGCTGTGCAGTTCGTGAAGGACGGCGAGTCCTTCGGCGGCAAGAAGGTCACCGCTGACGTGTTCGGCGAGATCGAGGAAGAGGACGACGACTTCCTGTCGTGATCCTTGGTGTCCCGGTGGGGTTGGGCCTGCCGGGACACTTCCCAACCGCGAAAGATTGAACGATGGACCGACACACCCAAAAGGAACTGCTGAAAGAGTTAGACCGCTGGCATGGCGTCACTGGCCACCGCTTTGAACACGGCGGAAAGCACACCCGCCTAGTGGTTGAGACACCCAGAGGAAGTCGATTCGTCACCATGTCCTTGACCGCGTCGGACTTCCGCGCCACCAAGAACAAGGTAAGTGATCTGCGAAAAGTGCTGCGCGAATTAGGCGCAGAGAAAGTGTGAACAGTGGTAGCTATCAGCATCGACTTCGAAACCTACAGCGAATGCGACATCAAGACCGCTGGCGGCTACAACTACGCCGCCCACCCGTCGACCGAAGTCATCTGCATGGCGTGGGCCATCGACGACGACGAAGAGCCGCAGCTGTGGACGCCCGACCAGCCGTTTCCTGACCGCCTGGCGCAGGCCATAGCCGATGGCGCAGACCTGTGGGCGTGGAACGCTGCGTTTGAGCGCGCTGTGTGGCACCACTGCCTCTATCCTCGCGGCGATGTCATCAGCGTTGAACACGATCAGTGGAACGACACCGCCGCGCTCGCAGCCACCCTCGCGCTGCCCCGCGCGCTTGGCCAGTGCGCGCAAGTGTTGCATCTGGCCGAACAAAAGGACACGCGCGGCCGCTACCTGATCCAGCGCCTGTGCCAGCCGTACCGCGGCGAACGTCGGCGCGACCCTGAACTGCTCGACGAGCTTTACAGCTACTGCAAGCAGGACGTTGAGACTGAGCGAGCCGTCAAGCGTCACTTGACACCTTACAAGCCGATGTCGGAGCGCGAGCGCCAAGTCTGGCTGCTCGATCAGGAGATCAACTGGCGCGGGCTGGGCATCGACGCGGCCAGTGTCGACCACGCCATCAACCTGATCTTCAGGACGGCCGAGACGCTCAACGCCCGCGCGCAGGAGATCAGCGGCGGCGTGTTGCCGGATGTCGGCTCACGGGCCAAGGTGATGGCGTGGGCGCAGTCACGCGGCTACACCCTCACCGGCTACGACAAGAGCGCGGTGCTTGAGGCTCTGGCCGACCCTGCCCTGCCCGACGATGTGCGCCGGGTGCTGGAGATCCGCCAGACGATGGGCAAGGCGTCCACGTCGAAGTACGCCGCCATGCAGAACCTCGCGTCCGACCGCGACCACCGCGCTCGCGGCGTGTTCGCGTACCACGGCGCGCAGACTGGCCGCTGGGCCGGCCGTGGCTTCCAGCCGCAGAACCTTCCACGCCCTGCCTTCGGCGACACCGACAACTGCATCAAGCTGTTCAGGCACCAAGACCCCGACCTGATCGAGGCGCTGTACGGCGACCCGATGGCGGCGCTGTCGTCGTGCCTGCGCGGCATGATCGTGCCGGCCAAGGGTAACCGCCTGCTCGTATCGGACTTCAGCGCCATCGAAGCGCGCGTCCTCGCGTGGCTGGCCGACGAGCAGGGGCCGCTCGACGTGTTTCGCAACGGCGGTGACATCTACTGCCACGCGGCCACCGGGATCTACGGGCGCAAGATCACGCCGAAGGACAAGGACGAACGCCAAATCGGCAAGGTCGCCGTGCTGGCGCTGGGCTACCAGGGCGGCGTTGGCGCGTTCCAGACGATGGCCAAGGCCTACCGCGTCGAGATCGAGGATAAAGCGGCCGACGAGATCAAGGTGAAGTGGCGCAAGGCCCACCCGAAGATCGTGCGGTTCTGGTACGCGCTCGAGGCGGCTGCGACGAACGCGGTGCGGCACAAAGGCCACGACTTTGAGGCTGGGCCGATCACCTTCCGCGTCGTCGGCGACTTCCTGTTCGCCAAGCTGCCCAGCGGCCGCCGGCTGGCTTACTACCAGCCGCGCAACGGCTCCGATGGCCTCGAGTTCTGGGGTACGGACAGCAAGTTGGGCGGGCGCTGGGCGCAGCTGAACACATATGGCGGAAAGCTCTGCGAGAACGTCACCCAAGCCGTGGCGCGCGATCTGCTCGCAGAGGCAATGCTGCGGCTCGAGGCGAACGGCTACGAGGTGGTCGCGTCGATCCATGACGAGATCATCTGCGAGATGCCCAAGGGCGTTGGCGACCTCGCCACGATGGAACAGTTGATGTGTGAACTGCCTGACTGGGCCACCGGCTTGCCGATGGATGCAGAGGGGTTTGAATGCGAAAGGTACCGTAAGTGATCCGCGAGAAGGACATCGAGAAGAAGGTCGTCGATCTGGCCAAGAAGCACGGCTGGCTGGTGTTCAAGTGGGTGTCGCCATCGGTGCGCGGTGTCCCTGACCGGATCTTCATCAAGGACGGCACCATCGTGTTCATCGAGTTCAAGGCCCCCGGCAAGAAGCCGA